TCACCAGTAATTATTTGTGAAGCAGCAACTGTATTAGAATTTAATGAAATAAATAATATATTAATTCCATTAGGATATGAAGTTCCGAGAATAAGATTTAATGCAACACCAACATATATTTGGGAATATAAAAATATGTAAATGATTATCAGTTTCAATATGATTGTCCTTTTGGTGATGGACATTCTGCAGAAAAAATTACTAATATTTTAAAGAATATTTTAAATGCATAAAATTATAGTTTATGGCAAGAGTAAATCTTATAATAAGATCTTTTAATCGTTTGGAATATACTGTACTTACAGTTCGAGAAATTGATCGTTTGGCTGGTTATGATGATTATAAAATGATAATAGTTGACCAAGCAAGTACTGATGGTACAGGCTTGTGGTTAAAATCTTTAGTGAAAGAAGGATATTATAAGATAAAACCAATTTTTCTTGGTTATAATGCGGGAGATTTTGGTGGTATGAAAATTGGATATGAAAATCTTGATAATGATTGTGAATATGTGATGCAATGGGATAATGATTGCCCACCAATTACCGAATATTTTTTGCGTGATATTGTAAGTGTAATGGACGCTTTTCCAAATATTGGTCAATTAATGTTAAAAAGAAATGGTGTTGGTAATGTAATACCAATTAGCAATATTCAAGAATTTAATGGTGTTAGATTTGGTGATGTATTGAGGGTAACATGCGTTAATATCCAAAGAAGAAAAATAGTGGAAGATATTGGATTTTGGGTTGTTAATGAATCGGTTTATTGGGATTTTGTGCTAAATGATAAAATGCGTGAACGTGGATATGATTTAAAAAAATGTGAAAATATTAGAATTGTTTATGTTGATGTATTTCCAGAAATTAATTTGAATTTACAAAGTAAAAAATATTCTCTTTATATGAAAAATAAAAATAATAAAATAAATTATACTTCAGTAAATTATAATATATAATGATGAAAGAAAAGACAAAGGTTTTGGTGATTGGTGATAGTTGTTTGGATGTTTTTCAATATGGTAGGTGCGAAAGATTAAGTCCAGAAGCACCGGTTCCCGTTTTTTTACCAACAAAAAAGAAAGAGAATGGTGGTATGGCTTTAAATGTTTTGAATAACTTAAAAGCATTGGGTGTTGAATGCGATATATTAACCAATAAGTTTTTATCGATAAAAACTAGATATGTTGATGAAATAAGTAATCAAATGTTAATTAGAATTGATGAAAATGATAATGTTAAACGAATTACTCAAGAAGAACTTGAAAGTATTAATTTAGATAATTATGCTGCTGTTATGATTAGTGATTATAATAAAGGTTATTTAGATATTGATGATATTATGTGGATTGCAGATAATCATTCGTTAACATTTATAGACACGAAGAAAGAGCTTGGTGAGTGGTGTAATAAAATTAAATTTATCAAAATTAACAAAAAAGAATATGATCGTAATTCTAAGTATTTAGATAATAAATATCCGCATAATGCGGTAATTACTTTGGGAAAGGATGGTGCATTATTAATATTAAATAATAATGGTATTATAAGTAAAAAATATTTTTCTATTGAAGAAGAGCATGACGTTCGCGATCTTTCAGGTGCAGGAGATACTTTTTTTGCGGCATTAGTTGCAAGTTATTTAAAAAATAATGATATTTGTGATGCTATTAATTTTGCAAATAAATGTGCTTCATGGGTAGTGACACAAAAAGGGGTGGTTGTTGTGGATGTGAATAAAATAGATAGACGATGAAATTATGAAAAAATGGCTTTGAATAAAATAAATTTAAATATATGAAAATTGCCAACATTGTTTATGAAAAAGATTTGGTAAATCACACTAAGGTTGATTATATTAATTATTATAATCAACAAATAATTTATGATGATTTGGACAAATCACTACCCACATTATATGTAGGATGGTCATTTATGAAACAATGCAATCCGAATAATGAAATTATACAGAGTGCTAATATTTTAAAAAAGAAAATAATAACAAATGAATTATATTGGGAATTTTCTTTTGAAGAAAATAAATCCTCACATGTTAATGGTATTGAGAAATTTGTTAATTTGGTGCCTCAACTTTATTTTACACCTAAATATCAATATGTTAATTTAGATCCATTGTTTTTTCAAATTGCAGATATTGAAGATTTAGTTACAATAACACCCAAAGAAATTGATTCTATATATCTTTTTAAGGATGATTTTTTATATTTATTAAAAGAAAATAAGATATGGGGTATAAATTTACAATTATATCGATATTTTTTATTTGATATTGGAATTATAAAAAATAGTTTTATTGAAAAATCAAAAAAAGTGTTTGATGATAAAGACGGAGAATTGTATATTACTCAATTTAAAATATTTCCCACATTTGAACAATTGAAAAGATATATGGTGGTTATCTTATCATAAATTCTGTTTATTTTTTTTTATAAACATATTTTTTTTTATGATATTGAATGTCATAATAAAAATTAATTATTGTAAGTATTTATATTAAAATATTATATTATGAAAAATAAAATTGAAAAAACAATTGATGCTTTTGTTGATGAAAATAAAGAAGAAAAGCAAAAAAAAATACAAGCCAAAAAGGTTATTCTCGATGAAAGAGAAGGACTGATTGAGCGTGTAGATAAAATTTATATTACAGAAGATGGTAGACAATTACTTAGAGAATGGTATTAATATTTATGTGCGATGGAAAAAAATATAGAAAATAATGTTCAATTAAAAGAACATCTTGATAAAATAAAATATCGTACAAACTATAAAATAAATGAAACACCAAGATATCGTCCAATAATGGATGATGGTGAAGAATTTGATAGTATACCTGTATTAACAAACGAAGCTGGTGAACAAGAGGATGCACCTATACCTGGTGGTGGTAGAGATGTTAGAGAACCATCAAATGATCAACCAATAACTACTGATGCACCAATCCCCAAATTTGATGATAAAAGTAAACAATCATTTTCGAATGAAGAACCAAATCAAAATGATGATGCAAATCCGGAAAATGTTGGTGATTTGGATAAAGAAGTAGATTTGGTTCAAAATGAAATTATTAAGCACAACATTGAAGCAATGAAAAATATACACAATATGCTTCAATCATTGGATAATAGTGTTAAAGAATTAAATAAAAAAGTTGAATCATTAAATAAGGAAGTTGAAGAAGTGAGGGAACCGTCAAATGTAGAAAAATTGATAAATAAAAAAAGTGTGTCATATCCTTATTATTTTAATTTAAATGATTTGTGGGATGGAAATTGGTTTAGTTATAATAGAAATAAAGAAAAAAGTGGTTGGATTAGAGAATTACCTGATGGTACATTTGTAGCAGATTTTGATGATTTACCCCAAGTGTCAAATATTGATATTCAAAATAGTTATAATGAAATGATATAACTTTTGTTTTGGTTGAAATGTATAAATTAAAATAAATAATATAATAAAAAATGTGGTAATATGCCAAGTGTTTATGATAAAAAAAGACTTTTCGAAATGTTTGAAAAGGTAAACGGAATAAAACTTAAAGAAACGGTTGAAAATCCATTTGATGTGGAAAAAGTTACGTATTTAAATCCTAAAAATACTCCTCAAATGATTGAATTCCACACATTTCTTATGAGTTATGGTATTGCCGAAATTTATGATAGGTTTGCACCTAAATGGTTGATTGATAAGTTGGCGGATAATGGTATTATTGAAGAAATTAATAATGTTTGGGTTTTTACTGATAAAGGAAAGGAAATGTTTCCAACACCGCAGAAATTACAAAAATGGCTGATGGGAGAATAATATGGAAAAGGGGGACATATATCGGACTAAAAAAAAATTGTTTGAGATGATGATGAAAGTCAATAGGCTTAATGAAGAAATTGTCCCCATGGATAAAAAAATTAATGTTATTAAAGATTTTATTGAATTTGTTAATGATAAACTTAATTTAAAAGGGAATTTACCGAATATTTCATTATCACAAAATCCAGATGAAGCAAAAGAAATGAAATCATTTGGTAAGTATGTTCCTCAAAATAATGAAATTAAAGTAATTATTGCCAATAGAAATTTAGGAGATATTTTAAGAACAATAGCACATGAATTAGTACATCATAAACAAAAAATAGAAAATAAATTAACGCCTGAATCCGGTAGAACAGGTAGTGAACATGAAAATGAGGCAAATGCTGTTGCGGGTGCGCTGTTACGGGAATTTGGGCAGAGAAATTCAATAATATACGAACAGACTATGAAAAATAGAAAAATTAAAGACGATAAGAAACGTTTAATTGAAATGTTTCAGAAGGTAAATAAAATTACTTTAGATGAATCAATGGTATTAAATTCTTATAATAGAAAGTTATTGGAAGAAAAATTTGAAGAATTAAAAAATAAAAAACTTGAAATAAAACATGTCAGCTCTAATATGGTTGATGATGTGTTTTATGTGGAATTAATTTGTTTAGATAATAATAAAGATTCTGTTATCTTTAAATTTAAAGTTATTGTTACAGAAACGGAACAAGATAATATTTATACTATTGAAAGTTCAAAACTTATTGGTTTTAAATTGTTGAGTGATAATTATGGTGTTGCTTTTAATGAAGATATGTTAAGTGAATTTAATGCCCAGCATGTTTCAGATTTGATTGATGTTGTTTATGAATATATTAATATTCCATCGAAAATGGAAATTGAATTGGATGAAAAAGCAATGAGTGCCATTCAAAGAATTGATGCAATTCCGTATAAAAAAGGCACTGAATCTATGATTAAAAATAGTCAATATGCAAATGAAAAACCAACAAATCCTGATTTAAGAGCTGGTGATGAATATAATAAATTTGTTAGTGAAATTGAGGATGGTGTTAATTTGAATGATGAATATCCGGGAAATGAAGTAAAAAAATTGGCAAAAGAAAAAGAAAAGAGGGGAGAAATAATTAAAGGTGGTCTGGGTGATAATAAATCACCACTTGAATTTAATCCCAAACAAATATTAATGGGTATGAAAGTTGAGATGGAACATACTGATGATCCTATGATTGCACTTGAAATTACATTAGATCATTTATCAGAAGATCCTGAATATTATACGGTTAAAGATAATCCGGAAGCAAGTGCACAATATAATGCAGCAAAGGATGCAAATAAAAATGAAGAAGATGAAGATAAAGAAATGACTGATATGCTTTTAGGATATAAATCTAAAAATGTGGGTGATAGCATAGATGAAAGCATTGAAAGTGAATTAAAGAAAAAAAATCCTGCAGAATGGCATAGAGTGCAAATTGCGAAAAAAACATTAAGAATGCCTAATGCAATTCTTGGTGTTATGGGAGGTATGACAAAAGAAGAAGCCAGAGATGTTTTAAATCAATATGGAATTAAGTATGAAGAAACTATTAATGAAGAAGATGAGGTTAAAAATGCGTATCAAAGATATCTAAATTATCAAAATAAGGATTTTAATTCAATGAGTGATGATGAAAAACGGGATTATTTTGAAATTTGGAATAAATTCAAAAGTATGAAAAAATAATTCGAATTTTAATTAATGCATTCAAAATATTTCTCTTATTTTAATATAACTGTATTTATATTAAAATAAAGAGATGTCGGTTTTTAGATCATATTTTAAGAAGAATAATACGTTAATTTATAACAATTTAACAAATAATTCTCAGAATCCTGTTACTGAGATATCTTATGGCACATTAGATAAACAGCCGTCGAGATTTATTTTTGATATTGATTTAGATAATTTAAAAAATAAAATTTCTAATGGTTTAATAAATCCCAATAGAATTGTTAAGCATATTTTGCACATGACTAATACGATTAGTTATGCACCACAATATATTGGAAAAAAATCTTATGAATCTGATATTCAAAGAGCAAGTGGTTTTAAATTGGATTTGTTTAATATTGATGAGGATTGGGACGAAGGAAGTGGATATGATTTTATTTATAATGATAGTTTATACGTATATTCTGATTCATTTAATCGAAGTGCATCGAATTGGTTTTTTAGAAAAACAAATATTCCCTGGACGTATGAAGGTGCATATACAGGTGGAACACAAATTATAGGATATCAATATTTTGATAAAGGAAATGAAAATATTGATATTGATGTTACTGATTATATTAATCAGAGATTATTTGGTAGTGGTTATACAGGAACATCAGCATATAGTGGAAATTCCTTTGGACTTGGAATAAAATTTCCTGATGATATTGAATTTACTGAAACAATAGATCGTCAAGCGGTTGCATTTCATGCAAAAAATACGAATACATGGTATGAACCTTATATTGAAACAATAATTGATGATACAATTAAAGATGATAGAAATTATTTTTATTTGGATAAAAATAATGATATTTATTTATATATTAATATTGGCAATTTTCCACAAAATATTACAGTAAATAAGGTGGATATTTTTGACCATAATGATAATTTAGTTAAAACTATTAACACGAGTGGGATTACAAATATAAATAAAGGTATATATAAAATTACTTTAAATTTAAGTTCAAATGAATTTGTAGATTCAGTTTTATTTAAAGATGTTTGGGATTTAACTATTAATGGTAGAAATACTCAATATGATGGTGTGTTTTATTTAATTTCTCCTGATAATTATTATAGAATAAATCAGTTGAATACAATTAATTTTGATAATTATTATTTTTATTTTTCAGGAATTGGTCAAAATGAAAATATTACAGCAGGTAATATCAGAAAAATAAAATTGACAATAAAAGAAATGTATCCAAATCAAAATAAATTTATACCTTTGGATATTGAATATAGATTATTTACAACATTGGGTAAAAAATATGAAATTGATGTAATTCCATATACTCCTGTAAATCGAACAAATTATGGATATGAATTTAATTTAGATACTTCTTGGCTTATACCACAAGATTATTATTTGCAAATAAGAATGAGGAATGGTGATTATTATGAAAATAAGCAAACACTTTCATTTACAATTGTTTCTGATGGTAATTTAAATAAATAAATAATTCACAAAAAAAAACTTGTATTTTTGAAAAAAATTTACTATATTTGTAATGTTATTTTTTTACTTACGTTCTATGTAAGGAATTTGTGAACTGAAATAGTGAACTGTAAGTGGAATTATTATTTGAAATTATTATTAACTGTAAAATTTATTATTATGAGTACACTAAATGAATTAGATGAATTGAAAAAAATGTTTGCTGATTATCAAAAAAAGCAAGCAGGTGAAATCAAAAAAAAATCTCGCGAAGAACTTTTAGCGAAGTATTTTGTTCCTCGAAAAAACAAAGAGGTTTTTAGAATTCTTCCCCCTAAACCAGGAAAAAAACGTATTGAAGAAGCGTTTTTTCATGTGGTTCCGACTCTAACCGCTGGCGGAAAAAAGAAGTATGGTACGGTTATTTATTGCCCTGCGCATAATGACCCTAGAGTTCCTAAATTGGGCACTGATGGAAAACCCATTCTTGACCAAAACGGTAATGCTATAATGGTACCTGCACCTTGTCCATTATGTGCTAAACATAAGAAAATTTTATCCACTCAGGATCCTACAATAAAGGGGATTAAAAAGGAAAATATGACTCCCAAGCAACTGGAAATTAATGAAAGGAATAAGAAAATATTTTTAGAAGCTAGTTTGTGGGAAGCCAAAAAGTTTTACATTCTTCGTGGAATTGATAGGGGGGTTGAAAAAGATGGTGTAAAATTTTGGAGATTTAAGCATAATTTTAAAAATCAGGGTATACTTGATAAACTTCTTCCTGTTCTTGAACAGTACACTCTAACATATGGTGCTGATTATGCAAGTCCTACTGATGGTACTGATTTGACAATTATGATGACCGATAGTGAATTTAATGGTCGTACATATAAGGCGGTAACCGCAATTTTGTTTAATGGAAAATCTCCGTTGCATTTAGATTCATTAATAGCAAATGAATGGCTTAATGATGATATAAGTTGGAGAGATGTATATAAACCCAGAAGTGCTCCTGGTATTACACCATATGAATATCTTGAAATGGTTGCTAATGGAGTAAATCCGTATTGGGATGATATTGATCAAAATAATAAGCATTGGGTATTTCCAGGACGTCCTGATTTGGAAGAAATTGCTAATACTAAAAATCGTAATCTTAATGCAGAAAATGATTATAATTTTGAGTATGCGTCAGATTTGTATGATGATGAAAGTAATTATAATGTAAATATTAGCAACATAACTGAATCTGATGTGGGTAAATATAAGGATAATGCAGTTAATCTTTCAAATGTTAAATTAGATTCTGATGATGAAGATGACGATAAAAATATTGAAATTGATGAATCATCAGGTAGTACTGAATATGAAGATCTTCCGTTTTAAAGTTTTTTAAAAATATGAAGGGGGAAGCAATTCCCCCTTTATTTAAAATAAGTGATAATTGAATAAATAATTAATAATTTAAAATTATGGCAAAGGATATTGAAAATCTTAAAGAAGTTCCTTCAAATTCATCTAGAAAACCAACCCCAATGAAAAGTTTTTCATTAGATGATTTTAAGAAAAAAGTGGGAGCAGAAAATACAACAGAAAAACCGTTACGATGGATTCCGGCATCTAAAGCATTACAAGTTGCAACAGGATTACCTGGTTTTCCAATGGGATATGTTAGTTTGGCTCGTGGTTTTACAAATACAGGTAAATCTACTGCAATATGTGAAGCTATTGTTAGTGCGCAAAAGATGGGAATTCTTCCGATTATTATTGATACTGAAAATAATTTAGGGCATGATAGATTAGAAAGAATGGGATTTAATTGGAAAGGAGATCATATTTTAGTTAAAAATGATTTTTTATTAAAACAATTTGGTAAAAAGGTTGATAAAAATCGTAATGAGGCATCAATTGAAGATTTAAGAGTGGCTATTGATTATTTTCTTGATGCACAAGAAAATGGTGATTTACCTTATGAATTGTTATTTGCAATTGATAGTTTAGGTACTCTTGATTGTAATAAGACAATTATGGCACAAGAAAATAATACCACAGATAATAATATGTGGAATGCTGGTGCATTTGAAAAGCATTTTAAATATTTGTTAAATAACACAATACCAAGTAGCAGGCAGTCAAATCGTAAATATACAAATACTATAATTGGTGTTCAAAAGATTTGGATTGATAATTTAGGTAATGGTGTTGTAAAACATAAGGGTGGTGAAACATTTTATTATGGTTCAAGATTAATTTATCATTTTGGCGGTATTGTTGCTCATGCAACTAAAAAAGTTGAAGCTATAAGTAAAACAAGAAAAGTAACATATGGAATTGAAACTACTGTGAGTGTTGCAAAAAATCAAATTGATGGAGAACTTGGAGGGATTTCTTTTGAAGGGAAAATAATTTCAACACCTCATGGATTTATTCTTCCTGAAGAAATAGATGATTATAAAAAAGAGCATATTCTTTATTTTAGAGAAAAATTGGGTGCTGATATAAATGCAGAGGACATTAGTGATAAATTTACTGAAATTAAGGAAGGTGAGATTTTGGAAATTGAATGAAAACAAGAACTTTGTTGGTGGATTCTTCTTACCTTTTGCAACGTTCGTTTTATGGCGCAAAAGAAATATATACCGTCAAGTTTGGTCATATTGGCGGTTTATATTCTTTTATGACAACAATTCGTAAATTGATAAAAAAATATAAAATAAATAAAGTAGTACTTGTTTGGGATGGTGAGAATGGTGGGATTATGCGATATAGAATTGATAATGCATATAAAGCAAATAGGAAAAATAAGGAATGGTATAGTAAAATTGAATTATCAGAAGCTCAAATTCGGCGTGAAAAGGAAAAAGAAGAATCCATTTTAAAACAAAGGCAAAGAATTAAAGCATATGCTGAACAATTATATTTAAGACAAATTGAAGTTGATGAAGTAGAAGCGGATGATTTAATTGCAGCATATTGTCAGAAATATTCAAACAAAGAAGAAATATATTTATATTCAAATGATAGAGATTACGCACAATTGCTTAATTTAAATATTAGTATTATTTTACCTGATATTGATCAACCGATAACAAAAACAAATTATATGATGTATTTTAGGCATCATTATTCTAATGCGTTAACTATAAAAATAATTTGTGGTGATCCTTCGGATAATATAAAGGGAATTGATGGTATTAAAGAAGCTATATTATTGAAGTATTTTCCTGAAATGGAATATAAATATGTTTCGGTAAAAGAAATTTGTCAAAAGGCTGATGAAATTAATAAACAAAGAATAATTGAAAAGAAAAAACCATTAAAAATATTTGAAAATTTATTAAAGGGAATTGATAGATTAAAAATAAATTATCAATTAGTTTGTTTATCAAAACCAATGTTGACAGAAAATGCGGTGTCTGAATTGGAACAATTGGAAATGCCTTTATTGGAATATGATGAAGAAGGTAAAGAAAAAAGAGGTGAAAGATTGTATGAATGGATGGTAAAAGAAGATGAATTTTTATCAATTTATGGTGGTACATATACAAATTATATTGAACCATTTTATACTGTTATAATGCATGAAAAACAATTACTTAAAGAATATCAAGAAAAAAAATCTTCTTTTTTATGAAAAAAACATTGTTTTTTAAAAAAATAAAAAATATATTTGTATAATTAATCCTTAAAATATAAAATATATGAATGAGAAGAATAATGAATTTAGATTTTCACTTTATCAAGGTGATGTTCTGCTGGGAGAAAAAATATTTGATGCAGATTTGTTTAATCCCTTTACAAGGTATTCGATTGATATCAGAGAAATTTTACCGGTAATAATTAATAAATTTCAAAAATTATTATCTGGAAAGAAATATTATACAAAATATGATGATAATTTAGATTTTTATGAATATTATAAAAAAATTCTTAATTCATATCCAAAAGATATTCGTGATAATTTGATTTATAATCCAAAAAATGTTGTTTACCATATTGAAGATAAAGTAATTAGTGGTGTTGAATGTAAAATTGGGTTATATATTAATGATAAAACTATTGTTGAAAGATTATTTTATGTTAATGGATTTAATCCAGTATCTAGATGGTCGATAGAATTAATAGATGCTATTATAGAAACTGCTGATCTTATTTTCAATCATATAAAAAATGTTGATGTAAATAATATGTGGGATGATTATGATTTAATAAATATATTGGGATTATCTATTAATCAGATTAGGGAACTTTCTCCAAGTAAAAGAGAAGATTTTTTGAGAAGAATTGGTAAAAAATGAAATATATAAATATATTTAAATGTAATTCATTGGTTGCATTTAATGTATTGATTAATTGAAAGAAAAAACGCAAATAAAATAATAGTTTGAATAAAACTATAAGAATGATTTTTTCATGGGCGAAAATATAGAAAATACATTTACCGCATATCTTGGTGCAGAATTTCAGCATCGTTTGATGTGGCAATTATTAGTAGAACCAGAATTTGCGGAAAAAACAATTCCAAATTTAGCTGTTGAGTATTTTGATGATCCAAATTTAAAAAGATTATTTATTATAATACTTGAATATTATAAAGAATTTGGAAAGGTGCCTAATCTTCAAAATCAAAGTATATATCAAGCAATAAATAAATATAAAACTCCCAATAATATTATAGAAGAAGAATCACTATTATCAATTGTTAAAAGAATTTCATTATGGAATGAAAGGGTTTTAAATAAAGAAATGTTGCATGATGGTGATATTGTTCAAAAAGAAACAAATGTGTTTATTAAACAACAGGAATGGAGAAAATTTGGTGAATTTATTATTGACAAAGTAAAAAGTGGTGAAATAAGAAAAAAGACTTTTTTGGGAGAGGTTGATGATAAAATTCAAAAAATTTCATCTATTGGAGAAGAGGAAGATTATGGGGTAATGGCTATGGATAATATTGAAAAAGTATTAAGGAAAGAGTTTAGAGAGCCAATACCTACTGGTATTTATGTTCTTGATGCAATTACTGGTGGTGGACTTGGTAAAGGTGAGATTGGTATGATATTAACGCCATCTGGTGTTGGTAAAACAACTTTATTAACAAAAATTGCAAATTATGCATTTGAAGTGGGCAAGAATGTGCTTCAAATAATTTTTGAAGATACTATTGAACAAATTCAGCGTAAACATTTTGCAATATGGTCAAAGGTTCCTTTGAGTAAAATGGATGATGACGAGGAAAGGGCGAAGGTTTATAGAATTGTAAAGGAAAAGCAAGAAATGATGAAGGATAATGGAGTTCTTATTATTAAGGCATTTAGTCAGGAAAATACAACAATGATTGATATTCGTAAATGGATGATTAATTATCAAAAAAAATTCGGGATAAAATTCGATATTTTGATTTTAGATTATCTTGATTGTGTTGAACCACATAAAAAAGTTATAGATAAAAATGATGCGGAGTACCAAATAGTAAAATCTTTTTTGGCATTATCAACAGATTTTGGAATTCCGGCATGGACTGCAATTCAAACAAATCGTTCTGGTTTTGAATCTGAATATGTTGAAGCATATCAAACGGGTGGTAGTATAAAAAGAATACAGAAATCACATTTTTTCATGTCTATTGCAAAAACAAAAGATCAAAAAGAAGCACAACTTGCAAATATCAGAATCATTAAGGCAAGATTTGCTCCGGATGGGCAAACATTTAATGATGTGATATTTAATAATGATACAATGGAGATTCGTATTGAAGATGATAGATATAAATTTTCACAAATAAACAAATATTCTAAACATCATAATGAAAAGGATATTGAGAATTTAGAAGAAAAAGTGAATAAAATTAGTGAAATACATTCTTATTTATCTGAATATGAAAAAAATATTAATGAAGATGTTGACGATATAAAAGTAGGTGATATTGGATTAAATAAAGACGAAAAATATGAATTATATAAGAAATCTTTTGATTATATGTACAATGAAATTAATAATGATTTATTGAATAATAATGTTGATATTGAAGATGCTAATATTATTAATGATAATGAAAATAATGTGAAAGATGAAAAATTAATTGAAATGAGTGATACGAAAGAAAATGATATTAACAAAAGCAGTAATGTTTTTGTGAATGAAATGATGGATAATGAAGATATTTCTAATAAAGAATATGAGTTAAATAATCAACTTCAAAATAATAATATACAGTGGAATGATGAATCAGAAATTATTACCAATAAAATAATTAAAACTGATGTTTTAGATAGTAAGGATAATAAAAATGAAAATGATTCTGATAAAAATGAAGTAAATAAAGCAAATTCGCCAAAAAATATTCATGAAATTCTTGATAAATATAGAAAAAAGCAAGGTAATCTGAAAAAATCTTAAAAAAAGTTTTAATACAAAAAAAATAGAATGGTATTTATATAAAAATACCATACTATGTCTATTTTTATTAATTTAAAAAAAATTTTCACTAAACAAAAAGAGCAACCGAAATTAAGAAATTTTGGGTGGAAACGGGATTTACCTGATTACAGGGATAAAAAATTTAAAATTACTGCACCAATTCCATTACCGCCATATGTTGATTTAAGACCACAAATGCCTCCTGTTTATAATCAGGGTAATTTAGGAAGCTGTACTGCAAATGCAATTGGTGCTGCATTTCAATATGAAAGAATAAAACAAAATACAGCTAGTTGGATTCCTTCAAGACTTTTTATTTATTATAATGAAAGGGCTGTGGAGGGGACTGTTAATGAAGATTCTGGAGCAATGATTCGTACTGGTATTAAAACACTGGTAAGTGAAGGAGTTTGTGCTGAATCAATGTGGGAGTATAAAGAATGGAAGTTTAAGCAAAAACCAACAGATAATTGTTATATAGAAGCATTGAATAATCAATTGTTAGAATATTTAAGAATAACACCACATACATTATATGAAGTTAAACATTGTTTAGCGCAAGGTTATCCTGTTATATTTGGTTTTATGATATATGAATCAATGATGACAGATGAAGTTGCAAAAACAGGTGTTGTTCCGATTCCTAATCCGAATGATACTCCTGTTGGCGGACATGCAGTTCTTGCAGTAGGATATGATGATAATAAGAAATGTCTTATTGTTAGGAATAGTTGGGGAAGCCAATGGGGGGATAAGGGATATTTTTATCTGCCATATTGGTTTATTGAAACACCAAATATTTCGGCAGATTTTTGGATAATCAAGTTGGTAGAATCTGAAAATAAGTAAGTTAGAAAATAATTTGAAAATTTTGTAACATTTGTTTGTTTATTTCGTATTTATGATATATTTTTGGGATGTGTTAACAAATAAAATAAAGAATAAAACGATGATTAGTTTTCGTTCATATTATTTCGGTAAAAAATCTTATAAGAAACGCCTTATAGGAATCGGGAATGGTATGCTCGGAAGATAAGCAATAGATTTTTAATAGCAGAGCTGTAACAACCCGATTCGAAAGATTCGGGTTTTTTTATTTTTATGCTCTTTAATATACATGCGCTCGTAACTCAGTTGGTAGAGTACCACACTTTTAATGTGGGAGTCATGGGTTCGACTCCCATCGGGCGCACAAAAAAGAATGAGTATGGGAGTGCTGCTTAGATGGTGGATGGGCATCAGACTGTAAATCTGACACATAAGAAACTCAGGGGGTTCGAATCCCTCCACTCCCACAATCATTGAACGAAATCTTTGTAGTATTGAATCAACTGATTTTCGTTTTCAAAATATCTTATATTGTCTTCATCGGGAGTATAATTAACCATTTCTCTACCTTTAATTACCAATCCATCATAACCCAATCTAAGCATTTCTTCTCTAATGTCGGTATTTTTATCAAAAAATCTTTTGGCATCAGAATAGTTATTAATACCATTTTGTTTGCCATAATTCATTATAACTTTCTGCAAAAAAATTTCAGCATCATTCCAAGTATTAACAATTTTCGGATGCTTTGGTATTGCACCGACAACAAAATAAACTCGTCCATATTTTCTTGCCAACTCACGATTGCCCAAGGCAGCAGTATATAAACCTTGACCAAAATAAGCCATTCCATTATTTTCTTTACCGACTTCCTGCATACCTCTTAAGGTAACATTATGTCTTTTCCATTTAAGATATTCTGCTCGATTGAAGTTTTGAATTTCTTCATTGATTATTGAAATGATTTTATTCACAGAGATAATTTTTTAAATAAATACTCAATAGATTTTTCACTTTATAGTGAAAATCAAAAAATAGTGTAAAAAAATTAAAGCATTTTTTTTAAAATTAATTTAATAATCATAAGCCTTGATATATTTATTTTTTTTGATTTTCTATAAATTCAATAAAAAAATTATTGTTTGAAAATCAAATTAATATAAATTTTTTTCTAAAAAAATTGAGGATTACTTATTTATGTTTTTTTTAAAAAATTTTTTTAAAAAAATATAAAATTTGTTGTATTTATTGATAATTCGTTATATTTTCGTAATTATAATTTTTATTAAAAATTTAATTCGTATGGAAAAAAAAATTTTAAAAAGTTATTCTAAACAAGATGTGTTAAAATCAGCATTAGATTATTTTAAAGGTGATCAATTAGCCGCTGATGTTTGGGTAAAAAAGTATTGTTTAAAGGATGAGAATAATTATTATGAACTTTCTCCGGATGACATGCATAAAAGACTTGCAAAGGAATTTGCAAGAATTGAGGCGAAATATCCAAATCCTTTAGATGAAGAAAGAATTTACGAAACGCTTAAAGAATTTAAAAGAATTGTACCTCAGGGTGGACCGATGGCAGGAATTGGAAATAATTTTCAAATAATTTCATTATCCAATTGTTTTGTTATTGGTAATAATGGTAATTCTGATTCATATGGCGGAATTTTAAAAATAGATCAGGAACAAATTCAATTAATGAAGCGAAGAGGTGGTGTTGGACACGATTTGTCACATATTCGTCCAGGTGGAACTCCAGTAAAAAATAGTGCAATAACAAGTACTGGTATTGTTCCTTTTATGGAAAGGTATTCAAATAGTACAAAAGAAGTGGCACAAGATGGAAGAAGAGGAGCGTTAATGTTAACAATTTCGATTACACATCCTGATTCGGAAAAATTTATTGATGCGAAATTAATGCAAGGTAAAGTTACTAATGCAAATATTTCAGTAAAACTTACCGATGAGTTTATGAGAAAAGCAATAAAATCAGAAGATCATAATTATATACAAAAATTTCCAATTGATATAAAAATTCCTCTTGATGAAGAATACTCGAAAATAATTGAAAATGCTAAAGAAAATGAATTGGTTTATTTACCAAATATTGGATATATTAGAAAAATTAATGCAGAAAAATTGTGGAAGAAAATTATATATAATGCGTGGAAATCTGCAGAACCAGGTATATTTTTTTGGGATAAAGTTATGAGTGAAAGTATTCCAGATTGTTATTCTGATGAAGGATTTTCAACAGTAAGTACCAATCCGTGTGTGAGTGAAGATACATTAATACTTACCGATAAGGGATATTTTAAAATAGTTGATAAATTAAATCAAAAGGTAAATGTTTGGAACGGTAAAGAATTTTCAGAAGTAATACCATTAATTACAGGCGAAAATCAAGAAATGTTAAAAATTATATTTTCTGATGGTTCTGAGTTGAAATGTACAACATATCATGGATTTTATATTTGGGAAGGGTTTGAACGTGATGGAAAATTAATAAAAAAGGAAGCCAAAGATTTAAAAATTGGTGATAAACTTGAAAAATATGAATTTCCAACAATATTAACTCCAGAAAGATCTCTTATTGATATTAGATTAGATGATGATACTGTTTTGAATTCAGATAGATTATATTATTCATTAGGATTTTTTGCTGGTGATGGTACAATAAAAAATAATAAACCATATATTCAATTATATGGTGAAAAAAAACAATTAGAAAGCATTTTCTATAAAACAACTGAAATTATCGAAAATATTGAAAGTGATAGAATTTCATTCGGTATTGAATTGCCTTCAGTTGCATATGCTTTAGGATTTGAAAAAAGTAAAAAATTTGTGCCACAAAACCATAACTTACATCAATATACGACAAATTCAACATTAATGTGGTTGGCTGGTATTATTGATAGTAAAGGTTCGCGTAATTTTGAAGAGGATTCAATCTCAATATCATCAACAGATAAACAATTTTTAATGGATATTAAATTACATGTTTTAAATCTATTGGGTGTTAATGGTAGTGTTATTGATGAAAAAGAAAGTGATTTACATGAGATAAAAGGTGTTGAATATGATTGTAATAAATCGTATCGTTTAATAATTAGTGCATATAATGTTAAGAAATTATATGATTTGGGTTTGCGAACATTCAGAGTTAAAATAGATGATGTTAATCCAAATCGTGATGCAAGTAGGTTCATTACAGTAAAATCAATTGAAAAAATTGAAAATGCTGAGAAGGTGTATTGTTTCACTGAAAAAAATAGGGGTCGTGGTTGCTTTAATGGTGTTGTAACTGCGAACTGTGGTGAGATTCCTTTATGCCCATATGATAGTTGTCGTTTGGTTGCAATTAATTTATATGGTTATGTTGTAAATCCATTTACAAAAGACGCATATTTTGATTGGGATTTATTTAAATCAGATGTTCAAATTGCGATGAGATATATGGATGATATTGTTGATCTTGAAATTGAAAAAATTGATGAGATTATAAATAAAATTAAATCAGATCCTGAAGATGAGTTTATTAAATTATACGAATTAAATTTATGGGAAAAAATTAGAGAAATGTCATTGAAAGGTAGAAGAACGGGATTGGGTGTTACTGCAGAAGGAGATATGCTTGCAGCAATGGGATTGACATATGGGACTGATGAAGCAACGGAATTTAGTGAAAAGGTTCATAGAATATTGAAATTAAACGCATATCGTTCAAGTGTTATAATGGCAAAAGAAAGAGGTTCATTTCCTATATATGATTGGAGAAAAGAAAAAGATAATCCTTTTATTAAAAGAATTAAAGAAGAGGATAGTGAGCTATACGAAGATATGGTTAAATATGGTCGTAGGAACATTTCTTTATTAACGATTGCTCCAACAGGAACGGTAAGTATAATGACACAAACAACATCTGGTATTGAACCGGCGTTTCAAATATTTTATAAGCGTAGAAGGAAAATAAATCCTCAGGAAAAAGATATTCGTATAGATTTTGTTGATGAAGAAGGAATTGCATGGACTGAATATGCAGTATTTCATCATAAATTTGAAATTTGGCTTCGTACGAATGGTTATGATGTTAATGTGATTAGAACAATGTCTAAGGAACAATTAGATGAAATTGTAAAAAAATCTCCATATTATAAAGCAACTGCAAGTGATGTTGATTGGGTAAAAAAGGTTGAAATGCAAGGAAAACTTCAGCAGCATGTAGATCATTCCATTTCTGTGACAGTTAATTTACCTAATGATATTAGCGAAGAAATGGTTGCTAAGGTGTACGAAACTGCATGGATATCAGGATGTAAAGGATGCACAATTTATCGTGAAGGTTCGCGTAATGGTGTTCTTGTGTCAGATGAAAATAAAAATGCAAATGAAAACAATGAGTATAAAAATCAAGATATTCACGTACCCAAAAGACCGAAAAGACTAAAGGGTGAAATATATCGTTTTCAGAATAATTTAGAAAGATGGATTGCAGTTGTTGGATTAAGGGATGGAAGACCATATGAAATATTTACTGGTAAATTAGAAAATGGTTTAAGTAATTTACCCAATAATGTAAAAGATTGTGAAATTGTTAAACAAATTTTTGAAGAGGAAGAACTGGATGGAAATGGTAATATAGTTAAAGTTAGAAAGAAAAGATATGATATTGAATATGTTGATTCTAATGGAGAAAAACAAGTTCATATGGGTTTAAATCATGCGTTTAATCCTGAGTATTGGAATTATGCCAAATTTATATCTGCAGTATTAAGGCACGGCATGCCAGTTGCTAAGACATATGAATTAATTGATTCATTAAATTTTAGAGAAAATCATATAAATACGTGGAAAAATGGTGTTGCTCGTGTAATAAAGAGATATATTAAAGATGGGGAGAAGGGAAAAGGAAAATGTCCTATTTGTGGTAGTGAGCATCTTGAATATAAAGAAGGATGCCTTACTTGTTTATCTTGTGGATATAGTAAATGTTCATAATGTAATTTAAAATTAATATTTTTTTTATATTCCCAATATTTATAAAGAAAATATTGGGAATATTTTTATTGCCGATGTAGCTTTAATTGGTAGAGCACTTGATTTGTAATCAGGGGGTTGGGGGTTCGAGTCCCTTCATCGGCTCAATCATTTTTATAAAAAATAAACTATTTATATTAAATATTTTTTTTTATGGAGATAGATGAAAGATTAATATCAATAATTAATGATGAAATTCTTTTGTTTGAAAGTGATGTTAGTGGGCATGCGTATGAAAGAATAAAAAAAAGACTTGATACAATGAAATATTCTGGTGATATTACACCAGAAGAATATGAACAAATAAGAAAAAATTTGAATTTAATTTTATCAAATAATTTTGATTCTAAAAGTTATGGGATATTTTTAGGTAAATTTAAACCAAATCCCAATTCAATATATTATACTAATAAAAATATATATGATCCAGGAATACCTTTTTATCAAATTATATCAAATGATGGTATTTTTGCTAAGGATTCGACAGGTGATGAAATGTGGGCAATTGTTAGAGATAATGTTATAACAACTATTATGTTAAGAAAAAGTACTCAACGAAAATCTGTTGAAAATGAAAGAGGAGAAGATGGTGGTTTGGGTGTTGATGTTGTAATTAAAAATATTGAAGATTACTTAGCTAAAAAGAAAGAAAAAAATGAAATAGAAAAATTAAAACAATATCAAAAAGAAGAAGAAAAGAAAAAAATTATTAATATAAATGGAATTTTTTGGGTTATAGCTCCTAATGAAGAGATACTTTATAAAAAAAATAATCCTAAGCATTATATTACTTTTGATGATATTTTTGATTATCCAGAATGGAATAATGAAGTTAAAGAAAAAGTATTAGATTATATAACTTCAAAATTTAATGTATAATTTTTTTTAAAATTTCCTTGATAAATTAATTATATTTATTTATATTTGTAAAATAAATTTTAATTATTATCTATTATATATTGATAATCTTATAATAATAAAAAATGAAGGAAAAAAAAATAAAAACTAATAAAATTCCGCGTCAATTTTTTGTTACAAAGGGATTTGGTGTTGATCCTTATGAAAAGCATGCAGGTGCATATCATATGGCATTATACGATGCAAAAATAGCTGATTTTAATATACAAACATATAGTTCTGTATTATCTCCAGATTCTAAATTGGTGACGTTGGATGAAATTGACTTAGGGTCGTTCGGAAGTGAATTAAAATGTATAATGTCTTGTGAATTTGGAGAATTTGGTGAATTTATTAGTGCAGGAATTATTTATGCATGGATGTATGAAGATGAAAATTTGAATGAAAAACATGGTGGATTGGTTTGTGAAGTTCATGGAAAATTTAGTGTTGAAAGTCTTGAAGAAAGATTATATTTGGTCTTAAATAATCTTTTTGAGAGAACATATAAAGATCAGGGATTGTTTCTTGGAGAACCCAATGTTATTATTGAAAGTGGTTCGGTTCCAAACGATATTAGGTATGGTTGTGCATTAGTATCATTGTGTTTTATTGATTATATTACTCAAAGCAACTATTAATAAAAAAATAATTTGATGTTAAAAAAAAAGTATGGTAAAAAATATTCAAGATGATAAAATAAGAGAAAATGATAAATATGTGATATTTCACATTGAAGGTGGTCATGGTAAAAACATAATGGCAACTGCTGTTTGTAGAGCAATAAAAAAACAATATCCGGATAGAAAATTAATTGTGGTTTGTGCCTGGGATGGTCCGTTTTTTTACAATCCAGATGTTTGGCGTTTTTATTCATTTAATCAGTTTCAGTATTTTTATTCCGATTTTATTAAACCCGACACTAAAATATTTCGTCAAGAAGTTTATCATACCGAAGACCATATTTTACAAAGAAAACATTTAACACAATCATGGTGTGATATGTATGGAATTCCTTATGATGGATATAAACCTAAAATTTATTTAAATCCAAGAGAAATTGAAATAGCTAAGGATAAGATTAAGCCAGATGGAAGACCAATAATGTTGTTACAGACGCACGGAGGTGCACCAAATAGTCAATATAGCAAAAAGTCTTGGTTTAGGGATATGCCAATTGAAACTGCACAAAAATTAGTTAATTTTTTTTCAAAAACATATCGAATTTTGCATTTAAGATTACCCGAACAACCAGCTTTACAGGGTGTAGAGACATTAATTTTACCTCACAGAGAATTATATGCAGTGTTTTTGTTATCGACCAAAAGGTTGTTTATTGATTCATTTGCGCAACATGTTGCGGCTGCATTGGATTTACAAAGCACTGTTGTTTGGATTGGAAATAAACCAGAGGTGTTTGGATATCCAGAAAACATTAATGTTTTACCCAAAGCAAATTATGTTCGAGAATTAAATAAATTTAGTTATTTAGAACAGTTTGATATATCAGGACAAGTTCAGCAATTTCCATATGATACTGTAAATGTTTTTGATATTAATGAAATTATTGATGCGGTAAATAAACAGAAATAAACAGGTTTTATTAATTTTATTAATTTTTTGCTGTAGTAACGTTTCATAAGCCTAATTTTTAGGTGTCATGAAACGTTTTTTTATATAATAATATTCTTTTTGTTTTCATATTGTTGTTTATTTTTTTAGTATTTATTTGAAATAGATAATTATTTTTTTTTATAAAAAAATAACAATATGAGTGATAGATCAAATTTTAGTGTAATTGGTGGTGTTGGAGGTGTTACGCCAACATCGGCATTTTTGTATTGGGATAGTTCTAATAACAGATATGTGCCATATTCAAGTAAGCAAAGTTCGTTGATACATTTTTATTGTGGTACAACAAATCCTGATAATACAACTAGGATTAATTTAGATGGTAGTTTATATGTGCCAACTCTTTCTATAACAAATATACCAGCTAAAACTAATGAAACAAATATATTATATTATAACACATCAAGTCATGCATTAAGTAGTGGTAATTTAACAAATGGAGGTAATGGTTCGTTGCAATATAATGATAATGGTGTTTTAAACGGTACTAATTTATATTGGAGAGAAGATGTTAGTGGGTTTACGTGGGGAACTGGATATACACCATCTGGTGATACTATATTTACACTATATAAAAATTTTAATTATGATGAAGGAGCAACTGGATTTTTATCTTTAGGTGTTTGTGGGTCATCAAGTATGTATGTATTAAATATTGGTTATGATTGTAATTATATTTATGGTTGTTCTTATCAAATTCAATCAAATTTACCATTATCAATTTCTTCATGTGATGATTATACAAGCGGTTCTTCTTCTATTCTAATTGATTCTGATCGAACAGAAATTAATGGATTTAATTGTGTTGTAGCGAAAGGGAATGATATATATTTTAATGCAATAAAGAATACGTTATATTATGAAAAAACGGGTATTACTGTAAATCAATTGAATTTATTACGTAATTGTAATAGAAAGATTATTCAATGGGGAACCACTAATGGTACAAATTCAACTCGTTTGTGTAATGGTTTAAGTGAAGAATATAATAATTCGTTAGGGAATTATCAGGTTGAATATGTATGCCATGTTGCAATGTCTTTTGATGCATGTGTTAACGGTATAGATGGTATTAATGGTGATAGTGTTTCATTTTTCTTTCAAGGACTAATAAAACGTCCATCAGGTGGTACTGTTTCAATTATAGGAACACCATCAAAGGTATTTTATAAAGATACGGCATTATCTAGTGCAGATGCTAATGTATATGCAAATAATACCACTAAAACATTAGATATTTGTGTTTGTGGTGTTAGTGGTAAATGTATGTTGTGGAATGCTATTGTAAATTCAATGCAATTGGTTGGTGTGAAATGTTAGTTAGTATTATTACTCCATGTAGTAGACCATTAAACTTACCAACAATTTATTGGTCAATTCTTAATATGAATACGGATGATGTTGAATGGATAATAGTTTATGATGGAGATGTTGTAGATAAAAGAATTTTGCAATATCAAGATAGAGTATCAATAAAATTATTCAATAAAATTCCGGATAATAATGATTTAAGGGGAACTAGATGTAATAAATTAAGAAATATTGGTATTGAAAATGCAATTGGTAATTATTTGTATTTTCTTGATGATGATAATATAGTTCACCCTAAGTTGTATGATAGAATATGTAGATATAAAGATGAATGGAATAGTAAAATATTAGTTTTTAATCAATATAGTCCCAAATTTAATGAAAGGATTTTGAGATTAGATGAAAGTTGCGTTAAGGAAGGTGTTTTAGATACAGCGCAATTTGTTGTACCAAGAATATATAAAACTAGATGGACAATTAATCAAATTAATTATTATGAAGAAATTGATTATTTTAAAAATTTAATGAATGAAGCAGGTAATGATAATATTATTTGGATTAATAGATTATACACTTTTAGAAATTATTTGAGATTTGGTGGAATTTTATAAATATCAAAATTTCATTAAATTTAGTATTTTAATTTTATATCATTTATAATAAACAATCTTTTTTAGTATTTATTTTAAAGTATTAATATTATATTTTGAAATAAATAATTATGGCAATAGTAGATACCAAACCTAATCTAAATAGTTGCAAATTTGAACAATGTGTTGGGGATACATTGGGATTATCTGGCATAACAAATGTTTTTGGTAGTTTTAATATTAAATCTAATGGTTGCATTGATTCGATTAATGGTTATAAAATTAGTGGAAATACAATATTAAAAACAAAAACAACCGATATTAATTCAATTTTTATTGGAAGTGGTGCTGGAAGTTCGGTTGGTAATGGAATATCTAATATTGCAATTGGTAGTTCATCTCTTTATAATAATCAATCTGGTTGTTATAATATTGCTATTGGTTATAATACATTACATGACAATATAACGGGTTGTTATAATATTGCTAATGGATATTGTGCTCTTTATGCAAATATTTCTGGTTCAAGTAACATTGCAATTGGTAATCGAGCACTTGCTAGTAACACAATAGGACATGAAAATATTGCACTTGGTTGTTTATCTCTTTATAATAATCAATCTGGTTCTTTAAATGTTGCTATTGGTTATTACACATTATTTAACAATATAAAAGGTTGTAATAATATTGCTAATGGATATTGTGCTCTTTTTGGAAATATTTCTGGTTCAACTAACATTGCAATTGGTGATCGAGCACTTGCTTGTAATAAAAAAGGATGTGAAAATATTGCAATTGGTCAATTTACTCTTGTATGTAACGATTCAGGAAGAGCAAATATTGCATTAGGTTCAGATGCTCTTTTTTGTAATACAAGTGGTATTTATAATATAGCGATTGGAGTTCATTCACTTTTTTATAATACAAGTGGTTCTGATAATGTAGCGCTTGGGTATTTTTCTCTTAATTGTAATACAACAGGTTGCGAAAATATTGCAATTGGAACATCTGCACTTAATAATAACACAACTGGATGTTATAATATTTCGTTTGGTTATCATAGTCTTTATTTTAATCAAAATGGTACTGATAATATTGCGATTGGACATAATGTGCTTTATAACAACATTAGTGGTGCAAAAAATATTGGAATTGGTGTGGCTACACTTATAAATAATAGTTCTGGTCAACTAAATGTCGCGTTAGGTTATAATGCACTAACTTCAAATACGATTGGTAATGATAATATAGCAATTGGTACAAATGCATTGCTTTATAATACTAGTGGTTGTTTTAATATTGCATATGGTTTTAATGCTTTACGTTGTAATGTAACTGGTTGCAATAATGTTGCAATAGGAGAACTTGCTGGTTATTATGTTACTGGAAGTTCAAATGTTATGATTGGTAGTTGTGCAGGATATTATGAAAGGAAGTCGAATAAATTATATATTGCAAATTGTGGGGAATGTTCACTTATTTATGGTGAATTTGACAATAAAATACTTTGTATTAATGCCAGGACATATATAACGAATTTAACTAGCGGGTCAACAGCAAAAGCGGTTTATTATAATCCAACTACGCATGAATTATCATATGGAGGCGCATTCACAGGATCGTCAAATAATGTTAGTGGAGAAAAAGTTAGTAAAATAATTAATAAAACATCTCACGGATTTAATGTTGGAGATGTGATTGGATGGTCTGGTGGCACTTACAATAAAGCAATTGCTAAAAATTCGTATGATGGTGAAACTATTGGTATTGTATCGAAGGTTGTTGATAGTAATAATTTTGAATTAACTCAATCGGGATATATTACAGGATTAACGGGTTTAGTAACAAACACGACATATTTCTTAAGTTCATCAACACCAGGACAGTTGACATCAACAAAACCATCGAGCGATGGTGATGTTGTAAAAGCAGTATTAGTTGCAAATTCTAGTACAACTGGATGGGTATTACCATATCCTGGTTATGTTGTTTCAACTGGCAATACAGGTACTGTTGAATGGGGTCAAATTACCGGAAATATTACTGGTCAAACGGATTTAATGCAGCAATTGACATATTGCCTTAATTCACCATCGACATGTACAGTTGGGGGTATTACGGCTGGTACTGTGTTGACGGGAAAGACAATGATGTGTTTGTTACAGGATATACTTGCACCATATATTATTCCTACATTTAGCGCGTTTGATATGACAGGAACGTTTCCCATTGAAGTGGGAAGTGTATTTTCTGGATCAAAAACATTTACTTGGTCTACAACAACAAGTTCAAATGTTGCAACTAATAGTATTGGTATTGCTGAGGTGGGTGGTTCTGTGCTGTGTACTGGGTTGGCAAACACTGGTAGTGCAAGTGTTAATATTGGAAGTAAAACGAATACTTCGCCCACGACGTGGACATGGAGAATTAGTGGTTGCTCTACTCAACATCATTGTTTTACAAGAGATGTTAGTAAATGTAGTATTTATCCTTATTATTATGGTAAATTGACATCGGGTTCACGTCCGCCTGTAACCAATTCGTTAGTAACGGGTGGTACTAAAGTTGTTGGCAATAGCAATGGAACTGTTACGGTTAATTTTAATAGCGCATCGAACGAATATACGTGGCTTGCAATTCCAGCGGCATCAACATCAAAAACATGTTGGTATCGTACTGCATTAGATAATGGTAGAATAGCAAGTTCTCCTAGCGATAAATATCCGGATGAATGTATAATATCAATTTCATCGGGACAAGGTTGCTGGTCAAATGTTAATTATAAAGTATATATGAGTGATACTGTTGGAGAAATAACAACAGCAATTGAGTTTAGAAATAGTTAAAAAATAAATAAAATGGCAATAGTATTAAGCGATAATATTAAAACAAATGCACCCAAACCTACCGATAGTAGGTATTTAAATAATCTTACGCCATATACTGGTGTAACACAAGTAAATACTTTAATTCCAAGTGGGACTAGGTATATTGGGTTAACTGTAAATATTAATAATGTGGAGTATTGGTATAAGGATGGTGTTGATGATAGTAATTTAGTAATAAAATCGTCGGAAAATACTGCTACAATTTCTCAATACACAATTTCCGGTGATGGTTCTAATTGTGGATTTTTAATAAACCATAGTAAGAATAGACAGTTTGTGAGTGTTGATGTTATTCAAAACTCAACACCTTATTCGACGGTTTATGTTGATGTACAAAGACCAAATGCAAATTGTATTTGTGTCTTATTTGATACGCCACCAGGTAATGGTGTGCAATATGTTGTTAGTGTGATTGGATAAATAATAAAAGTAAATAAAAATAAATAAATATGGCAAAAATAGATTTAATAACATTAACAGGATTTACCGCAGTTGACGGTAGTGTTGTCCAAAGTGGTGCAACAATAAAATTTGATAGCGAATTTTATGCAAATAGTAATAATGTTATAATAAAATTTAAAGTTTATAGAAGTCGAGAGTTATTTGAGGCTAAATATAGTGAAATAAAAACGATTGAAATTCCTAATGATATTTTGATTGAATTTACAGAGGAAGATTTATATACTTTAACTCCGGCAGTGTTATATACTAAAGTTAGAGATTATCTGAATAATTATTTTGGTAATAATGTTGTTGAAGTTAGAGTAATACAATAAATAAATAATTTTTAAATAAAATTTTAAAATATGAGCGGATTTTTATTACCAGAATATAATATCCAAGAACATAATAGAGATGCTGCTATGTTGGTGGATGAAGTAAGTCCGACAGAATATTATGTTGGTGTTTCTATAAATCATGCAGATACAACCAAACCAACGTGGAAAATAAAAAAAATTTGGAAAGTGGGAAATATTTGGCATTTTGGATTTCCGCAAGAAAACCCAGAATATGCGGGAAATCAAGAATATAAATGGATTTGGGATAATAGATATTCATATATATATTCATTATAAGTAATGTGATGTGTAATTGTTGGTTATTTTATGTTGGTATTTGATTTAATTAGAGGCGATTATTATTTATTTAATGCAGGAATTAGCGGTACAACAGGAAATAGTGTTTATTATACTAATACAACACCAACGCCATTAACTATTGGTGGCATTTCTTCAGGTATGACATTTAATAATCGAACAATGCAACAAATGTGGGATGCATTGTTATATCCTGAATTATTTCCTACGTTAACAAATCCTTCAAGTACTTTTGTTTTGGCTCAAAATGGATTACAAGAAATTAATAGCACATTACCTACATTGGATTTTACATCAACATTTAATAGAGGTTCAATAAATCCACCATATGGTACTTCTGGATATAGAAGTGGATTACCAAATACATATAATTATACTGGAAGTGGATTGTCTAATTTTTCATCCACATCACTTTTTGACACTAAAACAATAACTAATTATGTTGTTTTAGAAGGTGTTCAATCATGGACTGGTAGCGTAAGTTATGATGCTGGCGAACAACCCAAAAGTAGTAAAGGTAATAATTATAGTTATCCATTACCGGCAGGACAAACTAATACAATAACAGTAAGTATTATTGGTGTTTATCCGTTTTTTGGAACAAGTAGTAATATTACAACGAGAACAAAACAGGCATTAGCATTACATAACGCCATATATTGGCAAATTAATATGGTTGCTGAAAGTGGTGTTTATAAACAAACAGCTTGGTTTCCAGATGCGTTTATTCCAATTACTGGCATTCAATTTTATAATACTATTTCTGGTATTTGGGAATGGATTGGTGGTAGTAAAGTAAATAGTTTAACAATGTTTACTATTACGACGACACAATTAAATATTAATGGTAATATGGTTAATTATAAGGTATATACACATAATGGGGCACTTATTGGTGCAAGACAATTAAGATTTTATACTAATTAAATTAAATAATATGGGAAGAATAATAGGTAATGCAATATTTTCAGCAAATTTTGAACCAAAAATTGGTGCTCCGCTTGATTCAAGATTTGTTGTTGATTATTATTCTGATTTAACAAACACAGCAACTTGGGATAAGGGTGATGGAAATGCTTATGTGTATAAAGGAATGATTGTTAGTGTTGTTAATGATGCAAATAATAATGGTTTATATATATTAAATGATATTGATTATACAAATTCAAATAATTGGAAAAAGATTAATGTTAATTATAACGAACAAAAATTAAGTTTTGGTAACATTAATATAATTGATACAAGATATCCTGTTACATTATCAAGTAGTATTGATTCACAATTTGGAAAAAGATATTTTCCACAATTACAAGAACATTTTGATGATTATAATAAATTTTTATTTAACATTTATTGTGAAAATGGTGATGTTTTTTTAGAAAAACAATTTGTTAGTAAAAATGATTTGGTTGATTTTTTAAATAATAATCTTGAAAGAAATAATAATGGTAATGAAGTTGTTCCATATATTATTGAATGCTATGCTAAAATAAATAGTTCAGTTGGAAATATAAATAAAATATATGGGATGAATTTATTTTATTCCGTTTTAAAGGGTAGAAATTCTTATAAAAAAAGAATATTAACATTATATGATGGTGCATATTCAACTGGAAATAAAATTGATAATTTTAAACATGATTTAGTGAAAAAATTGTGGGACTATTTTACATTTGATGGTTTTTTACAGGAATATAATTACGATGCTGCAGCTAAATCTATTTGGTTTCCACAAACATATAGTAATATATATAATCCATTATATAGTGGTAATAGTATTACGTTTAATTCAAGTATTGTTGGTAATAGACATGTTTTTAACTGGGGTGATTCGACATTTCATTTGCATGATGGCTATAGATTAAAGGTGACATCATCTGTTGTTATAGGAATGCCAATAGATCAAAATACATTTAGTTTGTTTCGAGATATTTTTTTTGATGGAATGTATTCGTATAATTATAGTTATTGCAGAGTGTATAAGTTAGAGGGACGAGATCATAATTCAGATAATATAACAGCATTATTTTTAAAACCTATTGGTCAGGATACTTTTAGATTAAATTATATACCAAATATTTCAGAAAAAGATTTATATGCTTATTATTATGAAGGGGATAATGATCATCAGCCAGTTGTAAAAAGATTAAATGCCACTAAAAGCAATCTAATCATTAGCGACATTTCATTTTTGGTAAAAAAAACTGATTGGAATGTTAGACCGAATATTGGAAATGTATCCACGATTAATCATATTGGTAAAAATAAAATAAAAAAAATTAGATTTTTTATTGGAGATGGTAATGGAAACATTTCACCTTTAAGTCCAGAAATAACGCCATATACTAATAGAAAAGTAAATAAATTGACAACATTAATAAGTAAAATATAAAAAATATTTAAGCATTCTTAATATAAGAAATGCTATTTTACACCAAATAAATATAATATTGGTGATACAAAACCAATCCAATATAAGATTGGTTATTATGGGATGTGAAAACATCCCATTTTTTTTTATTTTTTTTATAGTATTTATTAGAAAACATAATAAATGTCAACATTTACAGTAGATTTAATAACGGGCAATATATATTTATTTAATAACGATTTTAGTAGTGGCAGTACACCCACTTCAGGTATGACATATCCTGAAGTTAGTGTATATTCTGAATTACCATTGCCAAGTTTAGTATCAGGTAAAATATATGTTGTAAGACAAGGAAGTGATTCGTATGCTTTAAATAGAAAACCAGCAGGTTTTTATTTTTCAACTGGAACTGCTTGGAAATATTTAGGTGAAGCACCAGCAGATTTATTGAGAAGCGATCATTTTCAAATTTTAGATAACATAGATAGCACAAAAGGCGCAATGTTTATCACATCTGGTATAACCAGTGGTATATTTAGAACATTAACAATTCAAGATTCAGATGGTACTATAGCATATTTAACTGATTTGGCAACAAAAGTAGATTTATCAGTATTTGCTGATTATACAGGAAATACGGCACCAAATCAATTTGTTTCTAAAATATCATTTAATAGTTTTACTGGTACAACCGCACCTGCAATATATTTGACTAAATCAGCATTTAACACATATAGCGGTACTACAGTACCAGCCACATATTTGGCAAAAACAGTATTTAATAATTATTCGGCATCCACAATAACAAATCAAATACAATTAACGCATACTGGTGGTACAAATATTAACACAATTACACCAACAACAATTATTTGGCATAACGCTGAATATTCGGGTAATTCATTTACGTGGAATGGTGGCACTAAAATAAAAATTAATAAAACCGCAGATTATGAAGTCTCATATCATATTCCTTATTATCATACTGGTACAAATAATATAAGAGGTGTTGGCGCTAATTTAATGCTAAATGGAACAACGTCACTTACTAATACTGCAAGTGCTGCCACAACAGCAAGAGCAGGCGTTGTGGGGAATTTAGTTTTATCAAATATCGTATTATCTTTAAATAAAGATGATATTCTTAATTTAATTGTATTTAGAACAGGTTTAGATGGTACATTAAATACTTTAGCAAATGGTGCTATATTAATTAAAGAGAAAAATAAATTACAATAGTAATGGCAGCTAAATATTATTTATATAATACTAATTTTGGAAATACAATAGTGGATAGGAGTAATATAAGTTTTTCTCCACTTCCACCTTATGATGAAATTTATATTGATTATTTTATTCCTGAAATACAACCACTTTATCTTTATAGAGAAAGTGGTGGTATTATCATTGAGAATACACAGGAAAATATTAATGATTATTTAAATAGCATTGCACCACCCCCAACTCCAGAAGATAATGTTACATACGGCGAATTTACTGGTAGAACAGATGATTTACAAACACAAATTACCAATATTAATATTGAAATTGGTACTTTAGCAACATATAGTCAACTTACTGGTGCAACAAGTTGTTTACAAAATCAAATTAATATTTTAAGCGGTGAAACATTTACAGGTGTTACTCTACAAGAAGTAACTGAAGTTGGCGGAATAACAAATATTGAAACAACATTTAATGGCGGTTTAGTGACTGGTAAAATCAGACCAACAGGCGATACTGTTAATGCAATACAATTTAGAAAAGCAAATGGCATAACACCAGTTATTAATATTGATACTGTAAGTGGTTTAACCGGTTTTGGTATTATTACTCCAACAGCAGTAATTCATTTAAAATCTGGTACAACAATAAATGCGCCGTTAAAATTCACAAATGGCGATTTGCTTAGTATACCACAAATTGGTGCTGTAGAATTTTCAGGTGATAAATTTTATGGCACAATAAGTGGTAATACAAGAAAAACATTTGCATTTTTGGAAAGCCCTATTTTTACGGGTGCACCTGAATTACCTGTAAATACTACATTGTCAGGTGTAAATCTTTATAATTTTATTTGGTATAGCGGTGGCACTGAAAATATATGTAAAGTTAATACAAATACTTTTAATTCGTATACAGCAAGTACTGCATCATATCATGAAAAGGTTGTGACTGGAGCAACAAATGGTTTAAGTAAAGCAGATTGCCATCGAGTTAAATTGGGCGGAAATCTTACTGAAAATACAATTATTTCAGGAGAATATGATTTCTGTTTAAGTGGAAAAAGAATTGATATTGCAACTTCTGCGGGTGGACAAATATATGATAAAAATGGTTGTGGTATTGAGTTATATAGTAGTGGGGGTACTGTTACGATAAAAGGTATGACAAGTGCTGGTACTGAATCAATGCGTTTACAGATAAGCAATACTCAAATAACATTCACTGATTATAGAGTAACACCAAGAGGTATTGAATATGCTGGTAATTATTCGTCAACATATACAAATCGTTCTTTGGTTGATAAAGAGTACGTGGATTCGATAGCAAGCAGTATTATCCCCAAAACAGCAGTTGATGTTGCAACAACTGAAAATATTGTACTCTCTGGTTTAACAACAATTGATGGTGTTAGTTTAACTAATGGCATGAGAGTATTAGTTAAAAATCAGACAAGTGGTCAAACTAATGGTGTTTATATTGCAACTGGTGGTACTTGGCAAAGAAGTTCTGATTTTAATGAAAATAATGAGGTTGTGCATGGTTCATACTTTTTTGTTCTATCAGGCAATACGAATAAAAATACTTCATGGATACTTCAAACACCCAATCCGATTGAAGTGGGTGTTACATCATTGGCATTCCAAATATTTAGTGCTCAACAAGGTGTAACACAAGGTAATGGTATTTGTATTCAAACAATAGGCGGTAATTATAATGTTTCAGTAAAATTAGCGAATAATTGCGGGTTATGTTCAGATGTATCGGGATTGTATATTAATTCTGCTATTGCAGGTACTGGTTTAAATTATACGGCAGGTGTTTTAAGTGTTTGTGGCTTATCACTTGCAGGAAATAGTATTTGCTGGTCTGGTAATACATTTAATGTTGATGTTAATAGTGGTTCATTAAGTAATGCATTAAATTCAAAGCTTAATGTAAGTACATTTAATAGTTATACTGGAAATACAGCAGCATTAATTAATAATAAACTTGATACATCAATTTATCAGCAATATACAGGTACAACTGCACCAGCAACATATTTAGCAAAATCAGCATTTAATACATATACTGGTACAACTGTACCAGCAACATATTTAGCAAAATCAGCATTTAATACATATACTGGTACAACTGCACCAGCAACATATTTAGCAAAATCAGCATTTAATACATATAGTGGTACAACTGTACCAGCAACATATTTAGCAAAATCAGCATTTAATACATATAGTGGTACAACTGTACCAGCAACATATTTAGCAAAATCAGCATTTAATACATATAGTGGTACAACTGTACCAGCAACATATTTAGCA